CAGGAAGAATTATTAACGGAAAATTTGTAAAAGATTAATTAAAAAAGAAAATGATGCAAATTATAAATAATACAGGCGCTATAATCAAAGAACAAATTAACTTAGGTAACATTGATAATTTGAATATTGATGATTTGTTTAAAAATAATACTAACAATAAGAAAATGAAAAATAACAACTGTCCTAATTGGCTTGTCCCTTTTGATATAGCCTTTATGTTAGAACGAATAGGCTTTGATGAAAAATGTCTATTTGTATATCGCAAAAGCGATGAAATAAAATTCAAAATGGATTTAGATAAGGTATTTGAGGATACATCTGAATATTATTTTGAGGACTTAGAACCTTATGAGGAAGCCCCTTTGTTATGCATTCTATGCCCCAATTGGGAACAAGTATTTGCTTGGTTTAGAGCTCGTGGCTTATACAGCTATATTCGCCCTTACATTGCACCAGAAAATTTCTATATCTACTCTATTTACGATAACAATAATTTTGATAAATGCTGTGGACGTAGAGACACTTACGAGGAAGCTCGTGAAGCCCTTGTAAAAGCACTCATACAAACCTATAAACAAGAGCAGCCTATAAATGAAAATCTACATCTCAGGAAAGATTAGTGGTACAGACCTCACCGAAACCCGCGCACGTATCGAGCATTACATCGCTACCGAAATAGCGAATGCCTATAATGTATGAGATAGAGCAGGACTAATAATAATCACTTAACAGAAAGCCGTTAGTATCACACTAACGGCTTTCATATTAACAGCCGTTTTGCCCCGTCAAAATGACTATGTAAAATGACTATGCAAAATGCTGGTACACAAATAATTATATCAATTTTTTGTAGGAATTGTTTAAAGTTTTTTGTACCTTTGCAGCCGAAATTGTAATGTAATAAATCATACCCCTATGAAACACCAAGAAAGCACCCTCCAAACAGCCTGCGTGCGCTGGTTCAGATACCAATACTCGCACCTCGTTATATACGCTGTTCCTAATGGAGGCTGTCGCAACGTTCGTGAAGCACAACGCCTCAAAGCAGAGGGCGTACTGGCAGGGGTAGCCGACTTGGTAGTGTTACTCCCACAAGGGAAGAGCCTCTATATCGAAATGAAAGTAAAAGGCAATCGTCAAACGCAAAATCAAAAGGATTTTCAGAAGAAAGTCATCGCACTTGGGCATACCTACGCCGTATGCTACACCTTTGAGGAGTTTCAGAAAGTAGTAGAAAATTACATTAGCGTTGGTGATTATTTTGCACCTAAAATAGAAAAGTTACCTAAAAAGATTTAACCATAAAACCTAATTCCTATGTTTGACAATATAAAAAAAGCCCTCGAAACAGTCACAGAGACGCAACAATTTAGCCAATCCGATATAAAAAAACTATTTTGCGGATTAGCAAAGAAGCATTTTCGCTGCACACAAGAGGATTTAGCTAACTATCTACGTGTATCCCGTACCAGTGTAACCTATTACCTCCACCAGCATTCGCTTGCAGATAAAAATACACAGTACAATCAATGTTTTAAAAACTCGGAAAGAGTACTAATAAACCTAATGAAAAAGTCTAAGCGCTCTTAATTCTTTTATAGTATTTTTCTCATTTTTATTATGTTTTTCAATTTGCTACCGCCTCACCTATGGGGCGGTAGTTTTTTTATGCCTCAGCTTGCTCCTGCTCAAATCGTTCTTTCAGCTGCACACTATCAGCCTCCTGCGAGTATGGGTACTTTCTTACAATCCCCAGCCAGCGGTCCTGTTCATCGTAAAAGTGAGTAAAACCTTCAGGAGGCAGTAACAATTCAAAAAATGAAACCCCTATAACCTCCGATACTTTTTGAATAGTATCAAGGGAATTGTTTTTAAGGTTCTTGTTTAGCGTCTGATATTGTACCCCCAGCGTGTTTGCTACATCAGCAAGTTTAAACCCTTTGCTTTTAATCTTTTTAGTGATATAGTTATAATCTATCATATATAAGAATAATTACATTAATGCGGCAAAAGTATATAAAATAATTGATATAGCAAAATAATTAAAAAAAGTATTATTTGCATAAGTGCTTACTATCAATCACTTACAAAATAAACTACAAAAACATATAAAAAAAAGTATATAAAAATTTGCATATATATAAAAATAGTTATATCTTTGCACCGTCAAAATGATAGAACAAGTAATAACATTAAACACATTAATAGTATGAAAGTATTAGACAAACAAGATATACAAGTATATTACGAATGGTGCTATAATAATTATGAAGTACGCACCAAATTAGAACTCAAAGGGCGTGGTATAAAAAAATCAGAGTATACTAAAGGCATCTACTTTGTAACCCCCAAAGCACTTGAAAAACTTGAAGCAAAATACACTTGCGCACGTTATGATGTTCATTCGTTAAACAACTAATCACAACGCCCTGAGCAAGGCGCAAAAAGGCTCAAAATATCAGTAATAACCTTTTAAATACATAACACTATGACAACCATTAAAACACTATCAGAAATCAACTTTGATATAACTCTAAAAGTAGCCAAAGTAAGAGGCGGTTACGCTATTATCAGCGGCTACAACAAGCTGAGCAAAACCTTCAAAACTGAAGCCCTTGCACAAGCTGAACTTGAAGAAAAAAAATCTCATTATGAATACTGGTCAAAAAGTGCTGGTTCTTCATATGTGAACGCCTATGGTAAAGGGCTTGTTAGAAAAATCTATATTTAACCTTTAAAACCTCAAAAGCAAATGAAAGCACTACACGACACCATAAACGACCGCTATATTATCAGTACCTACTTTGATAAAGCTGCAAAAACATATATCACCAGTGTAACTGACAAAAACACTTTTGATATTATCAAAGAAAGCAAATCATCTACCTACAACAATGCTAAAACCATACACAAAGCAACCGTATTACACTACACACTAAAAAATAATTAATAACCTTAAAACACATACTAAAATGAAAAATACCGACAAAAAGAACGTTTTTACACTGGCTTGGCAGTTTGCATGCCAAACAGGGCTATCATTTAGCGAATGCCTCAAAAAAGCGTGGGCAAATATCAAACTAAAAAGCAAAATGAGCAGCCAAATCGTACGCTTCTACTTTCAAAAAGTAGACGGCTCAACCCGTGAAGCGTGGGGTACATTACGCCCCGATTTACTACCTCCTACCCAGCATAACCGCAAAACCAATAATACTGTACAAGTATACTTCGATACCGAATGCCACGAGTATCGCTGTTTTAAGAAGTTTAACCTTGTGAGCATCGCATAAAATCCTATATTTGCACCACGCAAAAAAATGTCAAAAAAATGTCAAACTATCAGCATACACCACCCCTGCAAATACCTTATCTTTGCACAAAAGATTTGCAAGGCGGGTAGTATCATAAAAAAGAATAACAACCATTAAAATTTCAATCAATATGGCAAAAAAAATACAGTACACCCCCGAAATGAAAAAAGTAATTGACCAGTTAGGGCTTAAAGACGAAAATATAATGTACATAAACATTATTCGTGAACCGCTCGAACGTATCCTAAGTGGTGAAAAAACAGTTGAGTTTAGAGACCTTTCAGACTTTTGGCTCAAAAAAGTTGCCAACTTCAATAGCAAAGGCGAGTATGTAAGCGATAAACCTATCACACACATACTATTTCAAAATGGTATGGACAAACCTCCTCACGCCAAACGAGCCCTTGTTGAAATGAAGTACAACATTGACAAAGAAGAAAAGATTGAGAACCCCGACAGCCCTAAAACTCAATACATACTCAAAGAAGCCGAAAAAGAAGGCTTCGCCCCTGATGATACCTATTTAGCTATCGTACTCGGCAAAGTAGTTTTCAGAGAAAATATATAACTTTTTTCATCTCATACCATAAGCACCGCAAGTCTTCAGTAAGGTTTGCGGTGCTTTTTATTTAGTAACCCATAAAATAATTATATTATGCCAAGAGGTAACATTGTACAACGAAGTGCCGTTTCAGCAGCTATCAAAGCTGAAAATAAAGCCATTGCTAACCGCCCCGCTAATTGGACGGCAAGAGAAGCGCAGCGAGCCCACAGACGAGGCAACGCCAAAGTATTAGGGCGTGCAGGTCGTTCAAAAGTTTAAATCATTTGCTTATGTACTACGCCCTGCAGTCCATAAAAGAGCTCGCAACACATACTAATGAGGTGATACTATTCCACTCCGCTACAGGTAAAGATAGTATCGCCTTGTTAGATTTGTGTTACCCACACTTTGCACACATCACCTGCGTATATATGTATATGGTCAAAGACCTTGAGCATATCAATAAATACATTCTATACGCAAAACACAAGTACCCAAACATCACATTCCTGCAAGTACCACATTACGCCCTTTCTCAATATCGCCGTGATGGCATACTCGGTTGTCGCAAAGACCCCACCCAGCGGGTATATCAGCTTTCCAACATTACCGAAATGGTCAAAAAGAACACGGGTATACAGTGGGCAATATTCGGCTTTAAGCAGTCCGATAGCCTCAATCGCCGCCTTATGCTCCGCACCTATCGTGATGAAATGTTTGCCGACAGCACCCACAACCTATACCCACTATCAAAGTATAAGAATGCCGATGTAGAAAAGTATATCAAACTCAAAAAGCTCATACCTCCCATAAAATACGGTGAAGGGCAAAGTCAAGGTACAAGCGTAGGTAATCTACCTTTCCTACTCTATTGTAAACGCTTTCACCCTGCCGACTATCAGAAAGTAATAAAAGAGTTCCCACAAGCCGAACGAATAGTATTTGAATACGAAACCTATAACCTATAAACAATGAAAGTTAAACAAGCACAATCAATCACCATACAAAGAAGCCAAATCAATTTCGCTTCCTACAATCCCCGCCGCCTATCCGATACCGCAAAAAAGAAACTCAAAGCAAACCTTAAACGTATCGGATTGGCAGGAGGAATTGTTTGGAACGAAACCACAGGTAACCTCGTATCAGGACATCAACGACTTTCTATTATAGACGAAATAGAAAAGTACAATCCTGATACCCACGACAATGACTACCCTATACGTGTGGAAGTCCTACAACTATCAGACAAAGAAGAAAAAGAGCAAAACATATTCTTCAACTCTACCACCGCACAAGGTGAATTTGATAACGACCTATTAGCTGCACTAATCCCCGAAATAGACTATGACCTTGCAGGACTTGATGAAGCAGATATAAACGTACTCATTGCCGATGTACCCGTCTTTGATATAGCCGACTATAACCAAGCAGTAAAAGACGACTTCCGCAACCTCGAGCAAATCACCGATGAAGAACGCCTCGCACGAAAAGAAGCTGTTAAGCAGGCTAAACAAGCAACCAAAGACAGCCTAAGCGAAGAAGTAGCAGGAGACCCATACATCACCCTTTCATTCTATGACTACGAAAGTAAACTCTATTTTATGGAAGTACTCAAAAACAAAATAGAAGAAGCAAAAATAATCTATTCTGTACGCCCTGACGATAAATACATCAAGGGGGAAATCATTCAACAAATCATAGAAAATAGTTAAGAATATAACAATATTAACAATATGAAAAAGAAAGTAGGTAGAAAGCAAGAAATAACCGATGAAATGATAAAAAAAGCACTCATCGAAACATCAGGGCAACCCGTAAAAGCTGCTGAAATGTTAGGAGCTGACTATTCCTACATTTACAGAAGAATACGCCAAAACCCTGAATTGTATGAAATACAAAAAGCCTATCGTTCCCGCACTTTTCAGACTGTTGCCAATATGAGTGTCAATGCACTTATATACGGAGTAATGCAGGAGCCTGAAACAGATGAAGACGGAAACATCATTGACGGCAAATTCAAAAAGGTGAAAGTACCCATGGCTAATAGATTGTCTCTTATTCCTACTATTATGCAGACTTTCAAAACAGACGATGGCATAAAAGAGGAAGTGTCTGTACAAGGCTCTATCGACATTGCCCAATGGCTAAAGAACAACAACAAGAACAATGATTAAGACCCAACCTGTATATGATCCTTTGTACTTGAATAAGGATAAGTTTATCATTATAATCACTGGAGGGCGAGGCTCTGGTAAATCGTACAACGCCTCAACCTTCCTTGAACGATTATCTTTTGAAGCAGGTCATAAAATCCTTTTTAGCCGTTACACTATGGTATCAGCTCATAACTCTATTATTCCTGAGTTTGAAGAAAAGATACAAGCAGAGGGGACACAAGCCTATTTTAGTGTAACGAAAACGGCTATCAAAAACACCTTTTCAGGTTCTGAGATCCTATTCAAAGGGATTAAGACATCATCAGGAAACCAAACCGCTAACCTCAAATCATTACATGGTATTACTACTTTCGTAGGTGATGAGATGGAGGAATGGGTAGACGAGGAATCTTACAAAAAGCTCTTGTACTCTATTCGTCAAAAAGACATGCAATTGCGGGTTATCCTCATTATGAACCCTTCTAATGCTGAGCATTTCATTTATAAGAAGTACATTGAAAAAACGCATAAAATAGTAAATATTGACGGAGTAGAAGTGCAAATATCCACTCATCCTGATGTGTTGCATATTCATACTACCTACTTAGATAATATCGAATACCTAAACGATATTTTCTTACAACAAATCAAGCGCCTTAAAGAGGATAGCATCGCACAAGCAACTGATGAGCAAGGCAATTTCTCTCAAGCCTTGTTTAACAAAAGTGAATACGCACAAAAGATTATAGGTCGTTGGGCTGATGTATCGGAAGGGGTTATATTTACCGATTGGGAAGAGGGCGAGTTTGATACCTCACTTCCTTATGGTTACGGACAAGATTACGGATTCAGTATTGACCCTGATACCCTCATCAAAGTAGCGGTAGATAAGAGAAGAAAGATTATTTACATAGATGAAAAATACTATAACAACAAGCAACTATCCTCTGACGGACTATATCAACTCAATAGCAACCTCATAGATAGACCTGATGACCTTATCGTAGCTGATAGTGCCGAACCGCGCCTCATTGCCGACCTGAGAGACAAAGGGCTAAATATAGAGCCTTGCGAAAAAGGAGCAGGAAGCGTATCGGCTGGTATTACTACTATGCTCAATTATAAGTTAGTAGTAACGCCTCGCAGCTTCAATGTGAAGAAAGAGCTAAAAAATTACGCTTGGAACGATAAAAAAGCAGGTATACCCATAGATAACCATAACCATAGCATAGATGCTATTCGTTATATCACTATGAAGCTGCTAAGCGGTACTAATAACAACCTATATCAACTCGCCTCAATGATTTAACCGAACACAAAGCCACCTTAGAGCCACCTTACAGCCACCTAACACACAAAAATAAATAATAATACAATGACAGAAACACAACAAAACACCAAAAACGCCGATGATTTTAAACAAGGAGTAACGCCTATAGACATTTCGCAATTTCAACGACAATACGATGTTAAGAAGCACGAAATCTTAACCAACAAGCACCGCTATCCCGACCCTGAAATAATGATACCCCTCACTGACGAAGTGGGTAATCCTCTTTTAGATAGTAAAGGAGATAAGAGATTTGAAAAGCGCACCCGCACCCTCAATCGCATAGGGCTGCCCTACCAAAAGCGCATTGTCGAAATCGCTACGATGTTCCAAACCGCCATACCCTACAAGTACACCGCTGAAGACAGCAAGCTATTTGCCGCCTTTCAAGAAGTCATCAAAGCAAACAAAATGAACTTTTCCGACAGCAAGCTATGTACAGAGGTAAAGCGTTACACCCAAGTAGCCGAATTGTGGTACTTAGAAGAGCAGCCCAACGAGCAATATGGGGTATCTTCTCAATTCCTATTGCGCCACAAGGTACTATCACCTGAAAAATACAAGCTATATCCACGCTTTGACGATAACGATAACCTTATATCATTTGCCGTTGAAAGCACTACCAAAGACAACAAAAAGACCATTCTACAAGCATTTACCAATGAGGAAGTATATACTTTCACTACTGAAAACGGACAAACTACTACCGAAGTAAAACCCAACATCATCGGCAAAATACCCGTAGTGCTATACCAGCAAGACAAAACCGAATGGGAAGCCGTGCAGCACCTCATCGAAATAGCCGAAGAGCAACGTACCTATTTCTCTGAAAGTAACAAAAAATTTGGTGAACCTATCCTAATGATTGCAGGGCGTGTCGAAGGCAAAATGGGAGGTAACAATATGGGCGGTAAAGTCTTCGAGGTAACAGACGGAGGTAACGTGCAATTCGTAGTACCACCCAATGCCAATGAGAATTTCGACAAAGAAATGACAATGAACCGCCGTGATATACACGAGTTTACCCACACCCCCGACCTTTCCGATGAGTTCTACGCTGGCAAAGGCAATATGCTTTCAGGAGTAGGGCGTAAACTCGCTTGGCTACCCGCTCACCTCAAAGTAAAAGACAATGAAGCTATATTCATACCGGCCCTACAAAGGCGTATCAATATCATTTTAGCCTTCCTTTCAAAGATGCATCTACCCTTTGAAAAAGAACTGAAAGATATAGACATCACCCCTATCATTACCCCATTTGATATTGACGATGATACCGAAATGATACGTACCCTTACAGAAGCTAATGGTGGCAAGCCCCTTATATCACAGCGTGAAGCAATGCAGCGTTTCGGAATTACTGACCCTGAAGCCCAACTACAGCAAATCAAAGACGAGGAGAATAACAACCTCAATGAAGCAAGTATCTAATGAATTACGATGAGCAACACAGAAAGCACCTAATGGCATACCTACAACAGGTAGAACAATTGTTTTACCAGCTTGTAGGTACAGCCGTCTTTATAGCCCTCAAAACCGACTATAAGGAACTCATCGCAAGTACATTATTTGCTTTTGCTTCCACCAAAAAAGGAAAAGCCTTTGATAAGGAATTAGCTAATTTCAATACACAGCTAGACCAAATCATAAAGCAAGGCATCACCAACGAATGGGCTTTTGCCAACAGCAAACAGGACCAACTACTAAGAGCAGGACTAACCAAATATAAGAACTTAGAAGCCCTCGAAGCCTTCAAAGTACGAAAGATTAAAGACTTTACCATATCAGATAGAGTATGGGACATTGCTAAAAAAGCACAAACCGAAATAGAACTCGCCTTATCAGTATCCTTAGAAGAGGGCAAAAGTGCCGCACAGCTAAGCCGTGAGGTACGAAACTTACTAAACAACCCCACCGCCCTATTCCGAAGGGTCAGAGACCAATACGGCAACCTCGTGCTAAGCAAGAACGCTCAAAACTATCACCCTGGGCAAGGAGTTTATAGAAGTGCCTATAAAAACGCTTTGCGCCTTACCAGCAACGAAATCAATGTAGCCTATAAGTCCGCCGATTGGTTGCGCATACAGCAAAACCCCGATATTGTAGGCTTTGAGGTACGCCTATCACCACAGCACAAAGTCTATGATATGTGCGATGAGCTGAAAGGAAAATACCCCAAAACATTCCACTTTCACGGCTGGCACGTAGGCTGCAAGTGTCATATCATCACCCTGCTAAAAACCGATGAAGAGATTATCAAGGAACTAAAAGCCGATGAAACCCTACCCCCTGAAAGTTCGTCTAATTACGTAGCCGAAGTACCAAATAACTACAAGCAATGGGTAACCGATAACAAAGACCGCTTCAAGAATTGGAAAACAAAGCCCTATTTTATCGAGGCTAATAAAGGGTTAGTAACGAGTAATTTAATAAAAGAACAAGAGCTGCAAAAACTCAATACCCCCTACAAAAAAATATATGAGGGTAAGAACAAGGCAATAGTACAAGTAAGTCCTTATGCCGATAAGAAAGACTTAGAAAAGAACATAGCAACCGCTAAAATTATAGCCAATGAGTTAGGAAAGAATGTAAATATCCGTCCCCACTTAGATAGCAATATAGTGCAAATCAAAAACCCTGAATACGAAATAAACGGACTTGTTGCCGATAGAAAAGAAGCAAGTTCATACACAAGTATAAAAAGCCATTTAGATAA